GCTGGCTGCGCCGGGGGCGTGGGCCGGCGGGGTCCATGAACGGCGGCACGAACCCGGGCCGCTGCGGCGGCACGGTGAAGAACAAGCCGCGGCGCTGTGCGGTCCGACGGGGCCGTGGGCCGGCCGGGTCGATGAACTGCGGGATGACCGCGACGACAACCGGTGCGGTCGCCGGCGACGGCGTCGACCAGGAGCTGCGCCGGCGGCCGGTGAGGCCGCGGGGGCGGGGGCCGGCCGGATCCAGGAATCCCGGGATCCACGTCTGAGCCACGGCCGGGGCAGGCGGCGACGGTTGCAGGCGGGTATGGCGTGCGGGGGACGCGAGGAGGATCAGGTTGCGGCGGGACAGGCCGGCCGGGTTCCAGACGCCTTCCGGGCCGGGCATCGAGCCGGTGGAGACCGCAAGCCCGTCGAGGTAGGTCGTCGGTACCGAGGCGGTGGAGGTGAAGACACCGAAGTTCATCTCGGCGATGTTCGCCACGCCGGTGTTCGCCGACGCCGAGGTGACCTGATCGAACAGGGTTGTCGAGTCGCCCAGGTAGGCGTTGAGGGTGACCGTCGCCGACGCGCCGACGTTGATGAACCACTCAAGCCGGTACCAGGTCGACGTCGACATGGCATTCGCGCCGGTGCCGACCAACGTATTGCCGGTACCGACCCGCAGCACAATGTGGCCGGCGGTGTCGGTGACGACACGGAAGATCTGGTTCGCCGAACCATCCCGGCCGCGGGCAATCATGTTCCCGACGGTGAACGAGGTCGGGAAGATGTACGCGCGACCGCCCAGCGCCGCGAAGGAGCCACCGAGAGCCGTCGTCCAGTTCAGCGACAGCGTCGACGCGGCGCCGGTGCTGAACAGGTAGGAGAACGTGCCGTGCATCGCCTGGGCGGTGCTGTACAGCGGACTGCCGCCGGTGGCGGTGACCGTGTCGTAGGCGTTACCGCCGGAACCGCCGGAGTTCCCGGCCGTGACTGCCGCTCCCGAGCCGACACCGGGTGCTGAGCCGGCCTCGGCAGGGTTGAGCAGGATGATCGTCACGGTTGCCTCCGCCCGAGCGGAGGCGGAGGGCCGGAGCCCCCCGCCTCACCGTGGATCTGCTATTCCTCCCACTCGATCGTGAGCACGATCTTGTGGGAGGGAGGCAACGCGTTGTCCCGGTTGACGAACGCCAACCCGTTGGTCGTGCCCGCGGCGATGATGAACTCCTCGACGCCCTCCCAGGGCAGGTCCGCTCCGGACTGAGAGTTGAACGGAATCCGGAACTGGTCAGATCCGGCCAGTGTCGGTGCGCCGGTGAAGGCCGTGTCGAACGACATCGCTGCCGTTGCGATGTTCGGGTCAAGCTTCCCGATGGTGCCCGCGACCGGCGTGGTACCGGCCGTGGAGACCCGGTTGATGCCGACGACCAGCTGCTGCGAGGTCGGCACGGCGGCGCCGGCGACGCAGCCGACGGTGACCCGGCGCAGCTTCGCGCCGGAGCCGGCAGGAGCCATCAGCCAGGCGAACGCGGTGTCGACCGCGATCGCCGCGCTGGACTCCACATAGGCGCTGTAGCGACCCATGTCAGGAGACCACCGCGTACGGCACGGTCGCGACGTTGGTCGGGGACGCGAGGGTGGCAGTGGCGGCGGTGGTCAGCGACGACCCGGAGGTCACCGACAGCGCCTTGTCTGCGGTGAGGACCCCGCCGGCCGCGCCGGCGAACGACGTGAACCCGATCAGGGTCGGCACCGTGGTGGCCTTCACCATGACCGCCAGGTAGAAGATGCCGGGCGCGGTCACGGTATACGCCGTTGCCAGCGGCAGGGTCTTGGCGGTGTTCGCCGCCCAGGCGCCAGTCAGCTGGTCGACGGTCTGTGTGATCAGGTTCGGGGTCGCCGCACCGTCGTAGAGGGCGAACCACCAGTTGGTCGGGGTACCGGCGGCGGTCGCACCCGACTTGAAGGTGATGTTGGTGACGACGTCACCGGCCTGCAGCGGGATGGCCACTGCGGACATCACCTGCGTGGTCAGGGCCGCCAGGTCGGTGCTCACCTGGGCGCGCGGGAAGTTCTCCCGGTAGACGCCGGACGGCTGGCCGGCCTGCAACCAGGCCGGGTTCTTGATGGGGTACTTGCCATTGGCGAGTGGCATCAGACGGTGTCCTTTCGGGTGCGGGCCCGTTTCGGGGTCACCGCTGTCTCCAGTTCGGTGTGGTCGGCCGTGTCGTCCGAGCCGGGGCCGGCGGCGTCGCGGTACCGGGCGGCTTCGGCTCGGGCCTTTGCCGCAAGCGCATGCGCGCCGGCATCGTGATGGCGGGCGGCGTCGCCGGCGTGGCTGGCGGCGACGCTGCGGGCCGTGGCCGAAACCCGGTCGATCTCCGCCTGGACGGCGGCCGCAGTCTCGGTGTCGCCGCGGCGCTGCGCCTGGGCGAGTTCGTTGCGGTAGCCCTGCAGCTCCGCGAGTACGTCATGCATCTGCGTCTCCTTGCCCGAGGCGGGGTGACCCGAAGGCCACCCCGCGAGCCGGATCAGAACCCGGCGGCCGGGATGAGGCCGGTACCCGACATGACCGTGACGGCCTTCGGGAGCCGGTTCGCCATGAGCGCGAAGTAGTTGTAGAGCTGCACGCGGACCTGCATCGTTCCGGAGAGCACCTCGGTGAGGGTGCGGGTCCGCATCGACCCTTCCCACAGGTAGATGTCGCTCGTGCGGAGCGTGATGATGCGGGTCTCGTTCGTACCGGCGCCCAGGTTCGACGGGATGTTGCCGTCCTTGAGGACGTAGCCGCCCGAGGCCAGGTTGCCCGCCGGGCCTTCGCCGCCGTCACCCGTCTGCAGCGCCATCGGGTTGAACGGCTGCACCGGCGCCGACACCACGAACGGCCGGTTCGAGCTGTCGAGCTGCGAGGCCATCCAGTACCAGATAGCCGGGGTGCAGAACGTTGCCGTGGCCGGCAGGTTCCGGTTCGTTTCGATCGCGGAGAACGACTGCACCCACAGCGGGTACAGCAGCGCAGCGGTCGGCGCACCAGAGGTGAACGTCACCGTGTTGATGCTGGAGGTGTTCAGCAAGCCGGTGGCCTGCCCGCCGGCGCCGGAGCCGTTGATGACCTGCAGGTCCAGCCGGACGTTGTAGTCCGCCATAAGGTCGGTGAAGATGATTTCGTCGAACGAGATCGGCGACTGGTCGAGCAGCTGCATCGCGATGTCCTGCTGACCGGCGATCGTCTTCACCCCGGCGTTGACGAAGGTGTCCGTCGCGTCGGTGCTCGACACGGGCGCCCCGTCGGCCGTCTGGACGGCGGTCGTGGTGCCGGTGGCGATCTTCGGCAGGTTGATGCTGTCGGTGCCGGAGGGCAGATCCAGGTTCCGGATCGAGTTGGCGATCACCCGGCCGAAACGGGGCAGCCCGATGGCCTCGTCGATGAGCCACAGCGGCGGCACGAAGTAGCCGCCCTGACCGTCGGTCCGGTTCGGGTTGACGCGCTTTTCGAACGCGTTCTCCCGCGCCCGGTCGTTGACGCCTTCCAGGCCGCGCAGCTGCCGGTCGGCCGCCTCGGTCCGACGGGCCTCGCGGGCCGGCAGGTCCACGGCGAGCTCGGAGGCGTGACGCTGCAGCCGCTCACGGGCCGCCTGCACACCGCCGTCGCCGTCACCGCGGTTCAGATCGGAGCGCACCAGGTCCAGGAAGTACGAGGACCGGGCGTGCTTGCCGTAGACGCGGGGCTCGGAGAGGACGACCGCCCCGCCGGAGCGGCCGGTACCGGTCGGGGAGGTGCCGGCGGCGACCTGCGCGGCGCGGGTCTGCGTCGCGCGTGCCTCAGCGGCCTCCTCCTCGCGGATCTGCGTCTCGACCGCGGCGAGGGTGTTGCGGTCGCCGATGCCGCGCTCGGTGAGGGTCTGCAGCTCGGCGAGCTGCTCCTGGCTGGGGTTGGCCTCGGAGAGCAGGGCCGTGACCCGGGCACGGTTGGTGTCCATCTGGGTGGACAGGTCAGCCGCACGCTTGCGGAGAATTTCCAACGGATTCACGTCGGAATTCCTTTCGTTTGAGTGTGGTTTTGGCTGCCTGCTCTATGCGCCAGGTGGTGACTGACCCCATGGAAAGGTGACCGCGTGTCGGTGCGGTCGGCGTTTGCGTGGGGACGTTCCGGCGTGCCGCTGTGCGGCAGGCGTTTCACCTACGCGAAGTAGGCGGCTTTCGCCCGGGCCGCGATCGCGGTCGGGTCAAACTGTGGGGCTGGCGGGGCCAGCCGGCGGCCGAGGTGCTCATACAACTCACGCGCGGCGGCCTCGTCGAGGCGGTCGAAGTCCAGGCCGCGGGCGAGACTGACGGAGGTGGCCGGGTTGGCGCCGAAGTTGACGACGGAGACGTCGCCCTTGTGGATGTCGACTTCGAGGATGTCGCGCTGGTCGTAGTCCGGGGACCACAGCTGCCGGGTCACCCGGAACGCGAACGACATCTCGTCGACGTCGCCGTCCTCCAGGGCGGCGAGCATGTCGGAGACGTCGGAGCGGGTCGGGTTCACGTCGGCCCGCATGTGCAGGCCGGTCGAGTCCTCGGAGAGGACGAGACTGCCGGCCTTGGTGTAGGCCATGGAGAGGCCGCCGTGGTTGAGGAGCAGCTGCACGGCGGGTGTCTCGGAGAGCGTCTTGGTGAACGCACCCTGGCGGACAACCTCGGTGTAGGAGCCGTACCAGTCCCACATGTCGTAGGGGGCCTCGGTCACCGAGGCGTACCCCTCAACGGTGGTCGGGCCGCCCGTGGTGGAGGCG